CGGTCGCTTTGGTCCCTACTACGCCATTCAGGTCTCCCTGGAACGACTCCCTGTCATAGCAGATTACTTTATCGTGTTGGGATTGTTAGTTTACGGCATGGATACTGTATTATGTTTCTATGCCATGTCCGTTGTCGCTGGTCGGTGAGGTATCCTATGCTGATCAAACATTTTGAGGCCGTTGACACGTGCAGAGAGATGACGAGCGCAATGCACTACGGAGATTAGGTTTTATCGCTAAAGCTTACGTGCAAAAGCTTAGGTGGTACGAGCTAAGAGCAGTCGAAGTTTTATGCACGTTAACACAAGGCGTCGGATACAGAATGTACTTTCATTATTTCCTGGAACAGTCTTCAGTAAGGCATGAAGCATACACGGTGCTTAGATTGAAATAGTTAAATGTTACAAGGTATTTCAATGAGCAGGATAAACCAAAGAGTTATTTGCATGACGAATTGAATTTGTTTTTATTGTTCCAAGTATAACCATATACGAAATGTCACTATGATTATTTTAACATCTGATTAATTAATCATTCTGATTACTAATTCACGAAGTACGGATTAGTTACAGTTTCTAATGTTTTTGGCGTCTCTAAACCAATGAAAACCCCTTAAAAGCAAATAACACGTCAAAAAGCTATAAATGACTGGAAAGCTATAAAAAAAACTAGACTATTTGAGATAAGAGATATAATTTAAGGAAGACTTTTCGTCGAAATAACAAACCAATGTAGAGGGGACGCCGGCCGCTAGGTAACCTGCGTGTATAAAAGCGCATCCCCTTAATAATTGTCAGAAGTTGACACCGGTGCGCCTAAACGTCGACGATTGTTTCAATGTAAGGTGCTGAACGAAAGATCCGATTTGCTCATAGATCCTAGCTGTAGACTAATTTTTCTACACTTCAGCCGAAGGACTGGAGGAGCCGTTTTATAACTAAATTGAATATTTTATTTGTTTCTATTTACAGATGACTAACCATTGCATTGCCTCGACCATGATGATATTGTGCTTTGCACTCGTCGCAGCGGTTATGGTGGAGGCGCGGCCTGAGGTCGAGAAAACAACGGAATCTGAGCCAGGGTGCATCAGCAATTTCCAATCTGTAAGTACATCATCACTAGCACTTTGTCAACAAACCATTTGAGCATACGCCTGATGAAGTTCTTCAGCGACGGACACGTCGCAATTGAGATGATGGAGATGTCAACTTCAAATATTGGAATAGCGAATCTATATTTAGCATGCCATGTGAACTTCAATTAACTTAACATTGTCTTGTACGTTTCAGTGTCTGGATTCCATCCAGCCTTGCTGCCAACCGGAAAATCCCACAGCGGTGCCATTTGGACATGAAGAGTACATCTGTGATCGATCCCTCGCCGGGATTTGTGCTCCAGTAATCGTCGTTACCAACCTTACACTGTATTTAGAATTGAGTAGAGGAATAGACGAAACTAAATCGTCGCATCTCAGCAATTTGCATATAACAGGAGCTCCGATCCTCATTCCGGAATTCAAGCCAGAATCCAAGATAGAAGATGAGCGAAAATCCCTGAGAAGCCCCACAACTCGAGTCACAGTGCATCCCAAATTATGAACTGGTAAGTAAATAATGGCTACCACTTTCATTATTCAATCGTTCAAGCATATGANGGATGGAACTCCCCAACAAAANGTATGTTTTATGCCACCACGTTGAAACCCTCCAAAGATGGTTGGCGACAGATNNCTTTGACGATGGAATGCATATAGGACGCCTTTAACATGNATTGAAGTAGACGTCGTCACGTTTTATCTCTGGGAGAGTCTGTGAGCAATTTCACGGGGTACACTCTTAGTTATTCTCAATCTGTCGTCGTGGATCTTGTGAATTTGAACTACATCAATGTCATTTTGTATATTTTCAGTCTGCGTGAATTTGGAGGCGCCGTGTTGCTGGGGAGAATAAGCTGTTCGCTGGTTCATCTTAAACCCCGTAATTTCGTATGCGGTCTACACGGCCGAAGCTACTGTTCACCATTCGATGGCTAACCAATTGGATATTTCGCTGGAAGGTCGACAGGTTAAGGGAACAAAAATCGATCAAGAAGGAAGTTTACGCTGTCGACTTTTCATCAACAAGGACCACCTTTTTCCGTTTTTCAACTGAGCTAGAGGTGGTTCTTGTTTTATACGAATATTTTTTAATGTCTTTTGTGTTGCATTGAGCATTTTTTTAAATTTTGTCTTTCCTTATATCAATAATTTTAGGTTGCATGTCGTTGAAAAACTATTTAGTTTATTATAAGAAGGAATAATGTAATATGTTTCAAGATTTTTTTCAATAAAGAGTAATAATAATCAAATGCTGTTTCTCGATTATTTCTGTACAACCACCTTTCGACAATCAACCATAGATTTGCTATCAATGTTCCGTGAATGCCTCAATAAGTTTACGTGGCAGAACAAATTTAAGGGTAGCATTTGATACCATTGCCAGATACTTTTCCAAGATATTTCAAAACGGTGAGCCTGCTACAGGGTGGGCTCGAGGGTGCACTATAAGACTCGGTATTTTTACCAGTCGTAGAATGCATGGAATCATCATCGTGATCGCATGGAAACACGTTTCTCTTGTGTTTTTGTTTCTGGAATCCGAACAAAAACCTAAGACGTCCCAAATGTTGATTGGTTATCAGTAGGCACCAATTCTAAGTATCGACTGATATCATTTGACTCCTTGTTATTTCACAAAAAAGGTTATCAGTCAGGTTTCCCCGAAATGATATGCTAAAACCATTGGCACCAATAATGGATAAAAAAAAATTCACGTGACGACGGCGTGAAGTTTGAAATAAGTTTGAAATAAGGAACGGTGAGAGGTGTGCCGTGGGAGCCGTGGTATCATCCGAGAAATCCGAGATTTAGCTGGCATATGAGCTAAGCGCAGTCACAGTTGTATGTACCGTCCGTGAACACAAGATTTCGGACAAAGCATCTACCTTCATTATTTGCAGGAACTGTCTGCAGCTAGGCTTGAAGAAAATAAGGTGCTTAGATTGAAATAGTTACATGCTACAACGTATTCCAATAGGCAGCATAAACAAAAGAGTTATAGAATGAAGAGTTGAACTTCTTTTTACTGTTTGGAGGTGGACCCACACCAAATTCTACTATAATTTAAAGATCAGATAGTTTTGCAATCATAGAAAATACTACCTAAGATATTGGCTGACAATTTGACAGCAGTTATTGGAATCTGATCTCGAGGCGAGGTCTAATCTCGAGCAATCAAATATGGCAGCAGCAATCTTAGCAAATTATACGGGAATACATGAGATATTATATGACTATATTGCGAACTTACCAGGATTATGTCTGTAAATCGTGTTAGTATTTGTTTTCGAGCAGGTGAAATCCTCCTGCTCAAAGAGAAAGAAATGTTTTATTCGCGGTGACAGAGTGCTACACGCGGAACATGTCGTGAGGTGTGGAGTTCAAATTTTGGATTGGCAATAACAATAAAAAAAGCTAATCATTTGGATATGTTTACGTACTTGCCTTGCTATCGCGATACAATTTCCAGCTAAATTATCGTTAGGTCGTCCGGGTCAGCTCGAACGAGAGGCCAGCTACTGGGTGCTTACATGTATAAAAGCACAGTCCCGCCCTCAACAATCCAGAGTATTACTTATCGCGGCCTGCGCGTCGGACAATTTTTTCATTGTAAGTATTTCATAAAAAATCCAATTTGTTCGTAGATAGTTGTGGACTAATCCTTCTTCGTAACCGTCGAATGAAGGAGCCATTTCATAATTAAATACAATGTTTTATTTGTTACTATTCGCAGATAATAAATCATAGCATTACCTGGACCATGAAGTTTTTGTGGTTTGCACTGGTCGCAGTGGTTACAGTGGCTGCGCATCCTGTGGTCGAGACATCAACTGAGAAAGAGGCCGACGGGAAAACTTCGCCCCAATGCGAGCCAGGGTGCATCGGCAATTACCAACCTGTAAGTACATCATTGCTAGCACTTTGTCAACAAACCATTGGAGCATATGCCTGCTGAAACTCTTTACCGACGAATGTGTCGTTAGTGAGATGATGGAGATGTCTACTTTATATATTGGAATAGAATATCTATACCTAACATACCATGTCAAATTCAATTAAGATAATATTGTCTTGTATGTTTCAGTGCATTGAGTCGACGAAGCCCTGCTGCCGACTTGAAGATCGCACATCGGTGCAATTTGGACGTAAAGAGTACATCTGTGATCGATTCTTCGGCGGACTCTGTGCCCCATTAGACGTCATAAACAACCTTACACTGTATAAAGAATTGAGTGCACAATTGAACGAAACTAATTTGGCGGAACTCTCCAATCTGTATTTCCAAGGTATAAAGCACACGCTGGGAATCAAGCCAGAACCCAAGATAGAAGACGCGGGAAAAGTCGAGGAAGTCGTGAAACAGAGTACGGACAACATGAAATTGAGTACCGAAGCCGAACGTGAACCTGGAGACAAGACAGTATCCGGAACAGAAAACTGGGTACAATCCCCAGACACGGATTCGCCTATTAACAACAAACCTGTAAGTACATCATTGTTAGCACTTTGTCAACAAACCATTGGAGCATATGCCTGGCTGAAACTCTTTACCGACGAATATGTCGTAAGTGAGATGATGGAGATGCCTACTTTATATATTGGAATAGAATATCTATATCTAACATACCATGTCAAATTCAATTAAGATAATATTGTCTTGTATGTTTCAGTGCATTGAGTCGACGGAGTCCCGCTGCCGACTTGAAAATCGCACATTGGTGCAATTTGGACGTGAAGAGGACATCTATGGTCGATTCCTCGGCGGGATCTATGCTCCATTAATAGTCGTTAACAACTCCACACTGTATTTAGAATTGAGTAAAGGAATGAACGAAACTAAATTGTCGAATCTCAGCGATTGGTATATAGCAGCAGCTGTAATCCCCATGCCGGAATTCAAGCCAGAATCCAAGATAGAAGATGAGCGAAAATCCCCAGAAGCCCCAGAACTCGAGTCACAGTGCATCCCAAATTATGAACTGGTAAGTAAATAATGGATACCACTTCATTATTCAATCGTTCAAGCATATGACTGATGGAACTCCCCAACAAAATGTATGTTTTATGCCACCACGCTGAAACCCTCCGAAGATGCTGGCGACAGATGCCTTTGACGATGAACGATTACAGCATATATTGGAATAGGCATCGTGTACTTTTCCACATGTCACGCCCTTTAACATGTATTGAAGTAGACATCGTCACGTTTTATCTCTGGGAGAGTCTGTGAGCAATTTCACGGGGTACACTCTTAGTTATTCTCAATCTGTCGTCGTGGATCTTGTGAACTTGAACTACATCAATGTCATTTTGTATATTTTCAGTGCGTGAATTCGAAGAGGCCGTGTTGCTGGGAGAATAAGCTGTTCGCTGGTTCATCTAAACCCCGTAATTTCGTATGCGGTCTACACGGCCGAAGCTACTGTTCACCATTCGATGGCTAACCAATTGGATATTCGCTGGAAGGTCGACAGGTTAAGGGAACAAGAATCGATCAAGAAGGAAGTTTACGCTGTCGACTTTTCATCAACAAGGACCACTTTTTCCGTTTTTCAACTGAGCTAGAGGTGGTTCTTGTTTTATACGAATATTTTTTAATGTCTTTTGTGTTGCATTAAGCATTTTTTGAAATTTTGTCTTTCCTTATATCAATAATTTTAGGTTGCATGTCGTTGAAAAACTATTTAGTTTATTATAAGAAGGAATAATGTAATATGTTTCAAGATTTTTTTTCAATAAAGAGTAATGATAATTAAAAAATGCTGTTTCTCGTTATTTCTGTACAACCACCTTTCGACAATCAACCATAGATTTGCTATCAATGTTCCGTGAATGCCTCAATAAGTTTACGTGGCAGAACAAATTTAAGGGTAGCATTTGATACCATTGCCAGATACTTTTCCAAGATTTTTCAAAACGGTGAGCCTGCTACAGGGTGGGCTCGAGGTGCAGTTTAAGACTCGGTGTTTTTACCAGTCGTATGCCTGGGTTGCCGCCATAACGATTGAACATTCAAAAATATATAATTGTAGGAACGTAGGATGAGGAAAGTGTGCAGGATGTGCACCAGTCTGGTTTTTATTAACTTCGAACGTTGATGCCGCACCACGGGCATCAACGATGCAATCATATATCTAACTATAGTATATGTTTAATCACGGATCTAAATGGAAATTCACGTGACGACGGCGTGAAGTTTGAAAGTAACGATGAGTGTCAATCCTGATGTCTCCCTAAATTTTTTTAGTTTACCAATTTGAGGCACGGTCGAATTTATTTTATTAATGTTTGTTGATACATTTATTACCGACAGCACTATTTATTTTCGGAATACCTATTTGATAAGGCCAATGCTGTTATCGGTAGCTTGGTTTTCCACAGTTACGATAACAAATGTGACTCTGACGAGTTCATTGCAACAATGACGTGTACTTCAGCCGGAAATCCTCTTAGCTTCAATCTTTTATCTACTCACATCTGCTAACGTTGAGAATTGTCATCTGAAGTGCAATTTCAAAATGGTAGAACGACCAACGTTCTTCTGAGCTCTTAGTTTTCACCATTTTACACTTGCCTAACAAAAAGTTCGAGGATAAAGGCACGTTGGGTCAAAATGTCTCAATGTACTTTTAGAATTGGAGGCTCTTATATTGCTTCTACTTGCAACCGATTGATTTTATCACGATCCGTGCCACCCAGCACACCTTTGGTAAGGTGTTTAGTAAGACCGTTGCAGTATTGTTGTGTACAGTACGGAAGAGCTGTCTACATGCAGTGAACGACTTCCAGTCTTAGCAGATTGTTTCCTCGTGTTTGGATTGTTGGTTCACGGCTCGCATACTGTCTGCTTCTGCTATGTCCGTTGTTGGTGGTCGGTGAGGTATCCTATGCTGATTAAAAATTTTGAGGGAGTTGACACGTGCAGAGAGATGACGAGCGCAAGCCACTACGGAGATTATGTTGCATTACAAAGCTTACGTGACGGCATTGTATTCGAGATGCACCGCTAACGAGCCACGGCAAGCATGCATTGTGCCGTAGGATCATCAGAGATAACCGAGATTTAGGTGGTACGAGCTGAGAGCAGTCGAAGTTGTATGCATGTTAACACAAGGCGTCCGATACAGAATCTACTTTCATTATTTCCTGGAACAGTCTCAGTAAGGCATGAAGAATACACGGTGCTTAGATTGAAATAGTTAAATGTAACAAGGTATTTCAATGAGCAGGATAACCAAAGAGTTATTTGCATGACGAGTTGAATTTGTTTTTATTGTTCCAAGTATAACCATATACGAAATGGCACTGAGATTATTTTAACATCTGATTGACTAATTTTATGCTTAATAATTCACGAATGCGGATTAATACAGTTTCTTATGTTTTGGCGTCTCTAAAACAATAAAAACCCCGTAAAAGCAGATAACACGTCAAAAAGCTATAAATTACTGGAAGCTATAAAAAAAAACTAGACTATTTGAGATAAGAGATATAACTTAAGGAAAACTTTCGTGAAATAACAATCAATGTAGAGGGGACGCCGGCCGCTAGGTAACCTGCGTGTATAAAAGCGCAGTCCCTTATAATTTCAGAAGTTGACACCGGTGCGCCTAAACGTCGGACGATTGTTTCAATGTAAGTGCTGAACGAAAGATCCGATTTGCTCATAGATCCTAGCTGTAGACTAATTTTCTACACTTCAGCCGAAGGACTGGAGGAGCCGTTTTATAACTAAATTGAATATTTTATTTGTTTCTATTTACAGATGACTAACCATGCATTGCCTCGACCATGATGCATATTGTGCTTTGCACTCGTCGCAGCAGTTATGGTGGAGGCGCGGCCTGAGGTCGGGAAAACAACGGAATCTGAGCCAGGGTGCATCAGCAATTTCCAATCTGTAAGTACATAATTACTAGCACTTTGTCAACAAACCATTTGAGCTCACGCCTGAGAAGTTTTTCAGCGACGGACACGTCGCAATTGAAATTATGGAGATGTCGAGTTTAAATATAGGAATAGCGAATCTATATTTAGCTTACCATGTGAACTTCAATGAACTTAACATTGTCTTGTACGTTTCAGTGTCTGGATTCCGTCGCGCCTTGCTGCCAACCGGAAAATCCCACACCGTTGCCATTTGGACATGAAGAGTACATCTGTGATCGATTCCTCGCCGGGATCTGTGCTCCAGTAATAGTTGTTACCAACCTTACACTGTATGTAGAATTGAGTACAGGAATAGACGAAACTAAATCGTCGCATCTCAGCAATTTGCATATAACAGCAGCTCCGATCCTCATTCCGAATTCAAGCCAGAATCCAAGATAGAAGATGAGCGAAAATCCCTAGAAGCCCCACAACTCGAGTCACAGTGCATCCCAAATTATGAACTGGTAAGTAAATAATGGCTACCACTTTCATTATTCAATCGTTCAAGCATATGACTGATGGAAGTCCCCAACAAAATGTATGTTTTATGCCACCACGTTGAAACCCTCCAAAGATGGTGGCGACAGATGCCTTTGACGATGGAAGCATAGGACGCCTTTAACATGTATTGAAATAGACATCGTCACGTTTTATCTCTGGGAGAGTCTGTGAGCAATTTCACGGGGTACACTCTTAGTTATTCTCAATCTGTCGGTCGTGGATCTTGTGAATTTGAACTACATCAATGTCATTTTGTATATTTTCAGTGCGTGAATTTGGAGGCGCCGTGTTGCTGGGAGAATAAGCTGTTCGCTGGTTCATCTAAACCCCGTAATTTCGTATGCGGTCTACACGGCCGAAGCTACTGTTCACCATTCGATGGCTAACCAATTGGATATTCGCTGGAAGGTCGACAGGTTAAGGGAACAAAATCGATCAAGAAGGAAGTTTACGCTGTCGACTTTTCATCAACAAGGACCACCTTTTTCCGTTTTTCAACTGAGCTAGAGGTGGTTCTTGTTTTATACGAATATTTTTTAATGTCTTTTGTGTTGCATTGAGCATTTTTTTAAATTTTGTCTTTCCTTATATCAATAATTTTAGGTTGTATGTCGTCGAAAAACTATTTAGTTTATTATAAGAAGGAATAATGTAATATGTTTCAAGATTTTTTTCAATAAAGAGTAATAATAATTAAATGCTGTTTCTCATTATTTCTGTACAACCACCTTTCGACAATCAACCATATGCCTCAATAAGTTTACGTGGCAGAACAAGTTTAAGGGTAGCATTTGATACCATTGCTAGATACTTTTCCAACATTTTTCAAAACGGTGAGCCTGCTACAGGGTGGGCTCGAGGTGCAGTTTAAGACTCCGGTGTTTTACAAGTCGTATGCCTGGGTTGCCGCCATAACGATTGAACATTCAAAAAATATATATTTGTAGGAACGTAGGATGAGGAAAGTGTGCAGGATGTGCACCAGTCTGGTTTTTATTAACTTCGAACGTTGATGCCGCACCACGGGCATCAACGATGCAATCATATATCTAACTATAGTATATGTTTAATCACGGATCTAAATGGAAATTCACGTGACGACGGCGTGAAGTTTGAAAGTAACGATGAGTGTCAATCCTGATGTCTCCCTAAATTTTTTTAGTTTACCAATTTGAGGCACGGTCGAATTTATTTTATTAATGTTTGTTGATACATTTATTACCGAMAGCACCACTATTTTCGGAATACCTATTTGATAAGGCCAAATGCTGTTATCGGTAGCTTGGTTTTTCCACAGTTACGATAACAAATGTGACTCTGGCGAGTTCATTGCAACAATGACGTGTACTTCAGCCGGAAATCCTTTTAGCTTCAATCTTTTATCTACTCACATCTGCTAACGTTGAAAATTGTCATCTGAAGTGCAATTTCAAAATGGTAGAACGACCAACGTTCCTTCCGAGCTCTTAGTTTTCACCATTTTACACTTGCCAACAAAAAGTTCGGAGATAAAGGCACGTTGGGTCAAAATGTCTCTAACGTACTTTTAGAATTGGAGGCTTTTATATTTCTTCTACTTCCAACCGATTGATTTTATCACGATCCGTGCCACCCAGCACACCTTTGTGGAGATTATGTTGCATCACAAAAGCTTACGTGCAGCATTGTATTCGAGATGCACTGCTAACGAGCCACGGCAAGCATGCATTGTGCCGTAGGATCATCAGAGATAACCGCGATTTAGGTGGTACGAGCTAAGAGCAGTCGAAGTTGTATGCACGTTAACACAATTCATCGGATACAGCATGTACCTTTATTATTTTCTGGAACAGTCTTCAGTTAAGCTTGAAGAAAAGAAGGTGCTTAGATTGAAAAACGTTGAATGTTACCAGGTATTTCAATAAGCAGCGGAAACAAAAGAGTTATTTGCATGACGCGTTGACTATTTTTAGTGTTCCAAGTAAAAACCACATGAAATTCTACTATAATTTAAACATCTAATTAATTATTTAATTAATTATTCTGATTAATAATTTAGGAACACTTGGAATTCGAAAACAAGCAATTAAATCGTCTTGACGCACTCTAATATGCGCTAAACGGCAATAAAAGAGTCACAGAGCTACAAATTCCTAGCAAAGCGATTAAATCTATAACATAAGACAAATTATTATTAGGGCATCCGGCTGCTAGAGATTACCTGCTTATATAAAAGCGCAGTTTCCTCAATAATCGTCAGAAGTTCTTCGGACACCGTGGCCTGAACAACGATTTTTTCAATGTAAGTGGTGCATAAGGAATCCGATTTGCTCCTAGATCGTAGCTGTAGCCTAGTTTCTCTACATGTCACTGGAAGGACTGCAGGAGCCGTTTTATAACTAAATTCAACATATTATTTGTTTCTATTCACAGATGTCTAATCATTGCATTGCCTCGAACATGAAGATTTTGTGGTTTGCACTCGTCGCAGTGGTTATTGTGGAGGCGCGGCCAAAGCTCGAGAAAATGAATGAGGGAGAAGTCGACCTGAAAGTCTCGTCAGAATCTGAGCCTCGGTGCATCAGCAATTTCCAACCTGTAAGTACATCATTGCTAGCACTTTGTCAACAAACCATTTGAGCATACGCTTGATGAAGCTATCTGCAGCGACGGACACATCGTAATTGAGATGATGGAGATGTCAAGTTTAAATATTGGAATAGCGAATCCTATATTTAGCATGCCATGTGAACTTGAATTAAATTATTATTATCTTGTACGTTTCAGTGCCTGGATTCTATCAAGCCCTGCTGCGAGCCGGAAAATCGCACACCGGTGCCATTTGGACATGAAGAGTTCGTCTGTGATCAATTCCTCGGTGGGTTCTGTGCCCCATTAATAGTCGTTGACAAGCCTTCCATTGTATTTAGAATTGACGTAGACGAATGACGAAACTAATGTGTCGGAACTCAGCAACCTGTATTGGGCAGATGTCTTTGCCACGCCGGTAAGGTCAAGCCAGAATCCAAGATAGAAGACGGGCTAAACGTCGAGGAAACAATGAATTGAATACGAACAGCATCGAATTGAATGCTGCCCCTCCACGTACATCAGTCCCAGAAGTTTGTCAACGTGCATCGAAAATTATCAAAGGGTAAGTGAAACATTGCATACCAACTGGTGTTACCATACCGTTCCCAGCATAACGACCGACGGAACGCCTCAGCAAAATATATGTTATGTGCCACCAGACTAAACCCCTTCGATGACGGAGACGACGGATGCCTCCGACGATGGAACGATTACAGCATATATTGGAATAGGCATCGTGTACCTTTCCACATGTCAGAGACGCAAGGTTTTAAGTACGTTCTTACGGAGCGGATCTATATGTACCCCGTAATGGATGCTGTTCATCTTGTTGTTCATCTTGAGAACTTGACCAACATTAATTTTATTTTMGATATATTTTCAGTGCGTGAATGCCGACAAGCCCTGCTGTTCGGAGACTATACGATACGGTGTTCTTCGAATCTCCGAAAATTCGTATGTGATACCGACCGCCGAGGRATCTGCGTACCATTCTATGAATATGATCGTTTCGACGGAATCTACCGGACGGTGCATAAATTCAGTAGAAATCGTGGCTTATCAGCTTTTGAATAACGATAACCACTGCTCTTTCCGTTATCTCACTGAGCTGGAGGTGGTTCTCGTTATTCTCACCAATTATTATTAATCTTTTTTCATGCTAAATATTTAGGCTTGTATGTAGATGCTAGGAAAACTATTAAGTTTGTAAATAATAAATATTGTAATTTTTTATGATCCTCTATATTAAATGGGAATAATAAAATACGAAGTCTCTTCTTTTTTACCGTAAAACCTCCTTTCAACAAACAACTAGGGATTTCCTATCAGTGTTTCGTGAAGAACTCAATCACTTTCACGATTTTATTAACTCTTTCAACGCTAAGGAATATTTTGGAGTATCATTCCGAAAAAAATTCACGTAATTTAAAGACTGTTTGAGAATCCATATGCATCATATGACTCAGTGTTTTATCCCGTCAAATGACGGGGTTGCTTGCCCGAACGGTTGAAAATTGTAAAAACCTCTTTACAGTCATTAGTAAGTGATTTATCGTTTGGACACTTTCAAATAATTACGTTAAACTATACTGACCTCACGTACACTTGTTCCATTGTGTACATATGCAAGCCCGTAGATGTAAGATGAGAAACTGCGTTCAGGATCAGCGACAGTGCGGTTTTCTTTCCAACTTGAATCACTGATGCCTCATTACAAGTCCGACAAGATCGGTATGTCTGAATACTAACCTAGACCATGACCACAAGAAGATACAGAACCACGTGCAAACCTCGGTTGTAAAAAAGTACTATCAGAGTTCAAAGAGGGCCATTAGCCCAACAATATCCAGACGCCGTCGTAAAAATGGCAATTACCCGAATAATTTGAAGTTGTTTACGTACTTGCCTTGCTATCGCGATACAATTTTCGGCTGAATTATCATTAGGTCGTCCGGGTCAGCTCGAACGAGAGGCCAGCTACTGGGTGCTTACATGTATAAGAGCACAGTCCCGCCCTCAACAATCCAGAGTATTACTTATCGCGGCCTGAACGTCGGACAATTTTTTCATTGTAAGTATTTCATGAAAAATCCAATTTGTTCGTAGATAGTTGTGGACTAATCCTTCTTCGTAACCGTCGAATGAAGGAGCCATTTCATAATTAAATACAATGTTTTATTTGTTACTATTCGCAGATAATAAATCATAGCATTACCTGGACCATGAAGTTTTTGTGGTTTGCACTGGTCGCAGTGGTTATAGTGGCGGCGCATGCTGAGGTCCAGGAATCAACTGATGAGCCAGAGGCCGACGGGAAAACTTCGCCCCAATGCGAGCCAGGGTGCATCGGCAATTTCCAACCTGTGAGTACATCATTGCTAGCACTTTGTTAACAAACCATTGGAGCATATACCTGCTGAAACTCTTTACCGACGAATATGTCGTAAGTGAGATGATGGAGATGTCTACTTTATATATTGGAATAGAATATCTATATCTAACATACCATGTCAACTTCAATTAAGATAATATTGTCGTGTATGTTTCAGTGCATTAAGTCGACGAAGCCCTGCTGCCGACTGGAAGATCGCACATCGGTGCAATTTGGACGTGAAGAGTACATCTGTGATCGATTCCTCGGCGGACTCTGTGCCCCATTAGACGTCATAACCAACCTTCCATTGCATTTAGAATTGAGTAAACAATTGAACGAAACTAATTTGTTCGAACTCAGCGCACGGTATTGGGCAGCTGTATTCCCCACGAAGACTATCGAGCCAGAATCTCCAATAGAAAACGAGCCAAAAGTCGATGAAGCAAATCAGTTGAATACGAACAGCGTCGAATTGACTTCTGCTACCACACCTAAATCAGTCTCAGAGGTTTCGTCAACGTGCATCGGACATTATCAAAAGGTAAGTGAAACATTGCTACCGTTCCAGCATACGACCGACGGAACGCCTCAGCAAAATATATGTTACGTGCCATCAGACTGAACCCCTTCGATGACGGAGACGACGGATGCCTCCGACGATGAACGATTACAGCATATATTGGAATAGGCATCGTGTACTTTTCATCATGTCAGAGACGCAAGGTTTTAAGTACGTTCTTACGGAGCGGATCTTATGTACCCCGTAATGGGTGCTGTTCATCTTGTTGTTCATCTTGTGAACTTGACCAACATTAATTTTATTTTCTATATTTTCAGTGCGTGAATGCCGACAAGCCCTGTTGTTCGAAGACTGTACGATACGGTGATTCTAAGAATGTCCGAAAATTCATATGTGATAGGGACGGCGAAGGGGTCTGTGTACCATTCGATGGCGGAGTGCGGGGTCTACCGAACGGTGCATAAATTTAGTAGGAATCCTGCCTTATCAGCTTTTGAATAACGACAACCACTGCTCTTTCCGTGTTATCTAACTGAGCTGGAGGTGGTTCTCGTTATTCTTACCAACCGAGCTTTTTGCACGGTTCCTCGAACGTCGTTCACATTGCCTTAGGCATTATTTTTTATTTTTCTATTATTTGTCTTTATTGATGCCAAATATTTTGGGTTGTATGTAAGTGATTAGAAAACTATTTAGATTGTAAACAATGTGTTATGTAATTTTGTATGATTTTTTATGATTCTATTTAATAAATGAAATAATAAAATATGAAGTCTATCCTTTTTATTTCGACATGCTTTCCATTCTGTTTACAAAGTTTCATTACATGCACTGTCGCCTTCCCCCATAGAACTGAACCGCCATTAGACGCGTAACACGAACGTCGTCTGGCCTCGAGCACGTTCTCGGGACGTGTTTCCTTATTCTCTCTGAATAGAACCCCATCGTGTAAATGTTCGTAATCTGTACGATCGAGTACACGTTCCTTGAAGGATTGCAGTGGTGTGCATTGTACAAAACATGTTTCTTGGCATCCGGTGAACAGCTCGTGGTCATAGCAGACTTTTTTTTAAATGTTAAGCTATTCGTTTCACGGCATGAGTGCTCTCAGTTTCTGCAAATGCGTTGTTTTTCCTGTAAGCCCATAGGTGTAGGATGATATAGAGCGTGCAGGATCAGCAACGCAGTGCGGATTAATTCTTTCCAACTTAAATTATATCGATGACTCAATACAAGTTCGACAAGTTCACTATCTCAGAATAATAAACTAGGTCAAACATCTGAATTAATCTCGTACCTCACTCAGGTTTAAGGAAAAAAACTAGAGTATTGACTGTGACACAAAAAATGTGCTATCACACATGACATCAGTTCCTGAAAATACAAAACATCGATGTCTAGTCTATTGCCATTGAAACCATTCGATGCTGCATCGAAATCGTCCCTTGCGCAATGGTACAACGTGGAACGAATGTACTATTGTTAAAAATAATGACCATATTTTTTCTAGA